GTGAATGGTATCATACAAACGATTTTGCTGATTATAATTATTAGCATATTTAGCAATTTTTACAAGTCAGTAAAGGTAGCAGGTGATACAGATGAATAAATTTAAGCATGAAAAAAGCCCTGCGACCTTCGACCGAAGCAGGGCAAGTAACCACTCAAATAATTACTTTTAAAAAGTATACCACGAACAAGGAGGTATTGCAATGAGTAAAGAAGATTGGAAGATAACAGGCGCAATGTTTCTATTCGGCTTGCTGATGCTGGGGATGATTGTTTTTTGGGTCGCTTTCGGCTATCCGTTGTAAAAGGCTATGAATAGAATACCCAAATTTTACCCAGGAACAAGCGAAAGAGTAGCATCACCGTTTTATGTTGGCAAGTGTTGTTGCGGGCATAAACAATGGCAAGTGTTTAAAAAAGGCAAATGCGCCATATGTGAGGCAACGCTTATAGGAATACCAGCAAACCAATTCAAAAGAGAGGTTTTACAATGAATAAAAAAACAAACCTAGAAACAGCACTTAAAAAGCTGGGAATTGTTAATCAATCACAACTTAACACAGCAATCAATAAAGCCGATGCGTTAGATATATCTCTAATGGCAACGCAAGCAATTGTTACAAATGATAACACTGCTAATAAGATGGCGGTGTAACGATAATCGAAAAGAGGTAGAAGCATGGAAAAGAGAGATAAACCAAATTTGCAGTTGCAAGAATTGGCAACACTTTTAAGTCAGATACAAAAAATAGTAGTGTTCGATGGCGAGACACCGACACTTGATAATGATTTTAATAATGCACCAGGATTACTATTTTGTGACAAAGTTGTAAAACTTAGAGATTTTAAAGATGTGGCAACAAGGGAAGTTAAACATATTGATGGCGAGATGTTTAAAACAATAAGACCAGGCACAATAACAATATGGGTTTATTAATGATGAAAATTAACAATATTAACCCCACAAAATATTACGAAATACCAAATAGTGATGGTAAATACCAAATTAATTTCTATGCCGAAATTAGAAAAAGAAACAAAAAAGGATATAGACAACTTGGTCCATATGCTAAGTGTTCGAATGGAAAAATGGCAATAAAAATAAATGGTAAGGAAAAAACCATCAGTGCATTAATGCGAGATACTTTTATGGGTCCGATACCAAGTAGTATGGTTGTGTACCATAAGAACGGTATAAAAACAGACAATTGCCTAGCTAACTTGGAGGTTATCACTAGAAGTGAAGCAGGTAGACGAACAGGCAGAAGGAACGAAAGCGAAATTGCTGTAGTGAAGCTAAATAGTGATGGTGAAATCATAGATTTTTACCGCTCAGCAAGAGAAGCGGGCAGAAAGAATTTTATGTCATACCAAACAATCTTAGATAGGGTGAATGGTAAGGTGAAATCCCTGTTTGCCCCTGATGGTTGCGTTTATGTAAAAGAAGATGAACGCTCAATTAATAAAGCAGTAAGAAAAATAGAACTTGCAAATGGTTATATGCCAAAAGCACCAATACAAGAGTTTGAGTTTTGAACCGATACAACAAATGAAACTATTTTGATTTTGAAAGGTGTAAAACATGAGCAAAAGAAATAGAGTTATTGCAGTTGATTTCGATGGTACGTTATGTGATGACGCATGGCCAGAAATTGGCAAGCCGAACAAAGATGTAATTTATTGGATAAAAGAACAACAAGCAAGCGGTGCGAAGTTGATTTTATGGACTTGTAGAACTGACAAGCTGCTTGATGCAGCAGTTGAATGGTCCAAAGAACAAGGGATAACATTTGATGCGGTTAATGAGAATTTACCAGAGTTAATTGAAATGTATGGTAATGATTGCCGTAAGGTATCCGCCGATATTTATATAGATGATAAAGTGGTAAACCCACTCGCTCATAGGCAAATGGCAGGGCTTGCCAGTATGGATATCTATAAAAATAAAATTGACGCACAACGCAAATAACAAACGCAAAAGTGGATTGAAAGGCGAGAATGGCCCAATCCGCTTTTAGCGATTCAGAAAGGAGTATTCCAATGTATACACTAGGACAGTTAAGAAAGATTACAGGGCATTTACCAGATGATGTTGAATTACGCATAGAAGCGTGCTTTACACCAGAAGGCAATAGAACAGCACCAGTATTTGAAATTATCACATCATCACCGAAAAATGAAATCGTCTTATTGCCGCAAGAAGTTTATATCAGTCTTGATGGTAAAAGTGGGTTACATATCAAGCATAGTGACTGTGACGTCACAGAACACAAATCACCAAAAGAATAAAACAGTCGCTTCTTATATATAGTAGAAACACAAAGCAAAATATACAAGTTGCATGTTCTTAACCGTCCTTGTAATGGGTATTAACATATCGCACACGAATTATAAAGAGGTAAAAATTACTAGAGCAAAGGTGAAATAGTATGAAGGTATATCAAGGTTATGACCATGAAGAGGTCTACAACATAGATTTAGAGCCAAATATAAAAAAACAGGCTAGACAACGATACGAAAAAGAAAACCCATTACAAAGTGAAGACTACGAAAAACGGTGGAACGAGCAACAAGAAAAAATGGAAGAGTGGGAATATAAAAGGCTATTGCTAGAAGGCAAGGTGAAAATACTCTATAGGACCAGCACAACAAAGTCAAAGAATGTTAAAAGCGGAAAAGAAATCCTTGAAGCACAAATATACCCAGCATTTCTAAATGTGGCGGATATGCCAAGAACTAAGAGAAAGTGTGAAAGTAGTCCATCGCAAAGCAACTTGAATGATAAAAATTCAAGGAGACAACTCGTTAGATTGGTTAATATAAATTTTTCTGATGGTGATTTATGGTGTACGTTTGGGTGGAACAATGATAATTTACCATGCAACGAAGAACGAGCAAGAAAAGACATACGAAATTTCATTGCTCGTATCAACAGGAGGCGGAAAAAGGCAGGCCTGGAAAATATAAAATATATTTACGTTTTAGCTTTTTGTGATTATGAACGCCCACATTTTCACATAATCATGTCAGGGGATGGCGTAAACCGTGATGAATTAGAGGTGTTGTGGGGTAAGTGCGATAGACCAAACACAAGACGTATTAAAGTTGACGATGATTTAATGGTTACAGGGTTGGCAACATATATTGCGCGTAATCCGCGTGGGTCTAAGCGGTGGTGTCCGTCAAAGAATTTAAAGAAGCCAGATAAGGCCACAAAAAGTTATTCCAAATTTAAGCGACGAAAGGTTGAACGAATAGCAAGAGATTACACACAGTTGCAAGAAGAAATGGAAAAAGCCTATAAAGGATATAAATTTATTGACAGAGAAGTAAAATATAACGGTATCAATTCAGCGTTTTATATATATGCGCGAATGGTGCGGAATTGAGATACAAACCAACAAGTACGAAAGGGGAATGACAATGTTTATTACACAAAAAATTTTTAAGAGTTTAATCAATGAAGCGTACAAAGGACCAGGGCTAACAGTCGGACGAAAAGACGAACACATATTATTGGCTGGTAGTTATTGGAGTATTGAGGTTACACGCCAAGCGTTGCCAAACAAGGCACTTGCAGCAATTATTGAATTGACAGGAGAATTGCCACAGGACGGCGAAAACTTCAAAGCAAGTAAGGAAGGTTTGCAATACCAAATTGAAGATGCTTATTGGAATTTCACAAACGAAGCAACGGTTACAGCCATTGGAGAACACAGGAAATATATCATTACCGATATTTTATTACAACATCACCCATACGGTAACGCAATAAGGGTACTGCAATCACAAGATGAAAAAAGAGAAATCAAAGTAATAAGCAATATGTTTATTAATGCAGTTGACCATACAGAGTTAAACGAAGAGTGTGAAAGCTACGTTGAAGGGCCGTTCACGGTTAAGAGTATGCCACATTTAGCATATTGGCGAAGTGAGGCATGCATGTTGTCTGCTGGATTGTTGTCTAAAGACACGCGCAAGGAAGGGCAGATATTATTACTTGAACTTTTGGAAAAGTTTGACTTTAGCAAGAGATATTAAAGTTGCAATAAGCGAAAGGGGGAGCGTGGTTGAAACGACATAAAATTGATAAAGGCGCAGAAAAGATAGTACGTGCAATTATCCAAGATAGCGAAGCCAGGCAAAAGAGAAAACGAAGCGGCAGACAATCGGAGTTTGATATACTCGCTGATGAAGCAATCGCCCAGGGGAAGAATGATTTACATTTCCCTGATTGTGCCGTGAGCATAAGAAAACATTTGATTAATAAGATATGTGATAGCCTTGCAAATTCCACACCGTGGGAAACGCTGGGCGAAACATATTGCTGCCGTCGTTTGTTCTACGCATATCGTAAAGAATTTAGTTATCTGGTTGCCAAGCATCTAAAGGTTATCAGGAATGATAATATATAAACAGTTCAGAAACTAGCGAATTATCTAGGTACAATAGGGTTAAGGGATATGGCAAAGAAATATGCAGTAGCATTTTATAATTCAAAGGCATGGAAGGCAACACGCGCTGCATACGTTAAACATTGCGGCGGTGTTTGTGAACGATGTATGCGAGAGTACGAAGAAGGGAAGCGCACCTTTGCAGACATAAAGCCAGTTGCAATTGTTCATCACAAGAAGGAGATTACACCACACAATATAAACTTGCCACATATCACATTGTCGTTTGATAACCTTGAAGGAGTATGTGACGAACATCACAACCTAGAGCATCATGGTAAGCCCAAGCGATACCGTTTTGATAAGGACGGAAATATAATAAATAATTACAACAAGTAAAAGTAACCAATGCACACAAAAACAAAACAATCACGAAATAATTTCGCGCACCGCTAAGACACCCCCGCTATTCGCAAAAAATAATTTTTGAAATAGAACCGAGGGAGTAAGGTACAAAATACCCTGCAAGGTTGCGCGCACATGAAGGGGGGTTAAAAATGAATGACTATATCAAAAGATAGACCAGACATTTTAACAACTAGAAAGATTAACGCAGAGTTTAAAAAACTTGTAGAAATGTTCGCGGAGATAGAGAATGAAAACAAGAAGAAGCTAGTAAATTCAATGATTGAAGAAGCTGCTTTTTTAAAAATCGCCTTGTCACAAGCCAAGGCAGAATTAGTCGAAGAAGGTTTGACAACTGAAACAAAAAATGCTTCGCAAAGGTTTGTAAAAGCCCACCCATCGACCACAATTTACCAAAAATATTCGGCTCAATACACGCAAATAATTAATAGTTTGATTGGATATTTACCAGAAAAAGCGCAAGAAACTGTATCAAAACTGGCAGGGTTACGCGATGAATAATCATGTTACCAATTATATTTTTGAATATTACGCCGCTATCAAATCTAGCAAAATAAACGCTGGAAAGTGGATTAAAATTGTATTTAAAATCTTAGTCGATGGCATCAACAAGGGTTGGTGGCTTTTCGATTATAAAAAGGCAAATAAAGCAATAAAATACATTGAAACATTTTGCCATCATTCCGAAGGGCGAAGCGATTTATTAAAATTAGAGTTATGGCAAAAGGCGATTGTATCAGCTATCTTTGGAATAATTGATAAAGATACAAAGTATCGTCAATTCCGCGAAGTATTTTTACTTGTAGCTAGAAAGAATGGGAAAACATTATTTGCTGCCGCGATTATGTCATACATGGCATATGTCGATGGTGAATATGGTGCGAAGTTATATTGCCTTGCACCCAAGCTAGAACAAGCTGACCTTTGTTACGAAGCGTTTTATCAAATGATACAAGCAGAGCCAGAACTTGACGAAATCAGCAAGAAGCGTAGAAGCGATATTTACATTGCCGAGTTTAACACAACAGTTAAGAAAATTGCTTTTAACTCCAAAAAATCTGACGGCTTTAATCCTCATTTCGTCCTAAATGATGAAATGGAAGCATGGCCAGGTGCAACTGGTTTGAAACAGTACGAAGTTATGACATCGGCAATCGGTAGCAGAAAGCAACCGCTAATATTATCGACTTCAACCGCTGGGTATGAGAATGACGGTATTTTTGATGAAATAATGCGAAGAGCAACATCTTTTCTTAAAGCGCCACAAAAGAAAGATGCAGAAAAAAGGATATTACCGTTTTTGTTTATGATTGATGATGTTGAATTGTGGTTTAAACGAAGCGAGCTTGAAAAATCAAATCCAAACTTAAACGTATCTGTATCATGGGAATTTTATAAAGAGCAAATTAAGATTGCCAAGGCGTCATTATCGAAGAAAGCGGAATTTTTAACGAAATACTGCAATATAAAACAGAATTCTTCTATTGCGTGGCTTGATTTTATCGATGTAGAAAAGGCAGCAGGACACAACCTAAGCCTTGGAGATTTCAAAGGTTGTTATTGCGTTGGTGGTATCGACTTATCGCGTACGACTGACTTAACAGCAGCAACGATTATAATTGAACGTGATGGAATTAATTACACGATTACTAAGTTCTTTATGCCACTCGCACGGTACACACAAGCCATCGAAGAAGAAAACATACCGTACAATATTTTTAAAGAACAAGGTCATTTAATTGTGGCTGGAAAAAATCAAGTTGACTACAAAGAGGTTTATAAATGGTTTGTTGATTTGATAAAAACCTATGAAATACGACCGCTTAAAATTGGCTATGATAGATATAGTGCGCAGTATCTCGTGCAAGAAATGAAAGAAGCAGGTTTTCACATGGACGATGTATACCAGGGAACTAATTTAACGTCAATATTACACGCGTTTGAAGGAGATTTAAAAGATAGGCGTTACAATCTGGGGAACAATAATTTACTAAAAGCCCATTTATTAAATGTTGCGGTAGACATTAACATGAACGATAGCCGCATGAAGCCAGTCAAAATGGATAAACGCGCACATATTGACGGCGCAGTATCAATTTTTGATGCGCTAACCGTAAAGATGAAATTTCATAAAGAGATTGGTCCGATGTTGCAAAACAAATCGAAGTAAAACAAGGTGTTAGCCAGACTACGCCTTGTTTTTTCGCGTTTTTAAAGTAGGTCAGAAATCGCCGAACTTTTTTAGTATGGTTATCTTAAGGATAAATCCAAAAGGGGAAAACATGGGTATTATAAAAGATTTCATTAATTATAGAAAAATAAAATATAGCCCCCTGTTTAGCATTGGTGGGGAATGGCAAACAGGGGGCGGTGAACTGGAAAATAGTGACATCATCGGGTCAATAGAAAATTGTATAGCTTCAAATGTTGGCAAGTTGATGCCGCAAATAGTAAGAAGTACCGCCGATGGGCTTAATATTAAAGATGATTACCTTGCAAAAATGCTTTCGCTTCGTTGGTCACCTGAATTATCGGCGTATGATGCACTCTATCGCATCGCATCTGATGTTGTGCGTAAATCTAATTCCTTTTCAGTGATTTTTTATTCAAAAGATTATTCGAGGATTGAAAGAATCGTACCAATAACAATGCGAAGTTACCGCATTTTTGAAGATGATAACGATAATTTGATTTTTCGTTTCACCTGGGATAAGGACGGTAAAGAATACACGTTGCCATATGCACACATTATTCATATTAAAGCGAGGTTTAACAAAAAACGTTTCTTAGGAACACCACCAGATGCACCACTTAAAAACACACTAGAATTAATGGATATAACAGGGCAAGGGTTGAAAAATGCTGTTAAAAATTCCACTGGCCTCAGGGGATATATAAAATATACCAACTTTCTTGACGATGACACAATGAAAGAAAAGGTGGCAGAGTTTAAGAGCGCGTACATGACTGCAGAAAATACTGGTGGAATTGCTGGGCTTGACAGTACAGCGGAGTTTAGGGAGTTGTCCGCGCGAACGCCTAATATACCAGTTTTACAGTCGCAGTTTTTACGCGACAACATTTATCGTTACTACAACGTAAATGAAAACATATTGACATCAAAATTTGATGAACAAGAATGGAACGCCTTTTATGAAAGTGTAATAGAGCCGATAGCCTTGCAACTATCACTTGAATTTACTTTTAAAATCTTATCGGAACGTGAACGCGGTCATGGTAATAAAGTGATTTTCACAGCTAACAGGTTGCAATATGCAACATTGCGCACACGCTCTATGTTAGGGGGTGCGCTCTATGACCGCGGAATTATTACGATAAACGAGTATAGAGAATTGCTGTATTACGAACCTATCGAAGACGGTGATGTACGCATGGTAAGCCTTAACTATGTTAAAACAGACGACCAGACACTTTACCAGACAGGGCAGCAGGACACAAAGGAAACAATAGAAGAAGCCAAACCGCTTGAAAACAAGCAGTTGTTAACATTGGCAATGAATAAAATCTATGTGAAAACGGTTAAGAAAGGTGGTGAGAAAGAAAATGGGCTTAAAGGGAATTAGTGTTAAAAATCAAACAGCAACCAGTGTTGACCTATATTTTTATGGTGATATCGTAAGCGAAGAATGGTTTGTATGGGGTGATGAAGACCAATACCCAGATGCTATAAGAAACTTTCTTGCCGACCATGAAGGCAAGGACATAAACGTATATATCAATTCTGGGGGTGGTTCAGTGTTCGCAGGATTGGCCATATACAACATTTTAAATCGTCATGCACTGAAAAATACCGTGAAAGTTTATGTCGATGGTTTGGCAGGGTCAATCGCATCTGTAATCGCATTTGCTGGAAGCGAAAAACCACATATACCATCCAACGCCTTTTTGATGGTGCATAACCCATGGACGCGGGCTGATGGCAACGCCGTTGATTTACGAAAAATAGCAGACGATTTAGAGCAAATCAAAGTTGGGCTTTTAAATGTCTATGAGGCGCATTTAAAAGATGGCGTAAAAATCGAAACAATTAGTGAGTTGATGGATGCGGAAACATGGCTTAATGGCACAGAAGCAGCAAACTATTTCGATATCGAAGTAGAGGAAGCAAAAGAGTATGCGGCATCAACTGGCGACTATATACAAAAATGCAAAAACACGCCAAAAGATTTAAATAAAAAGCAACCCGAAAACAAAAATAGCGATGCTTTGCCGCAAGAGCAACCGTGTGACACGGAAACAAAAGAAAAACGAAACAAAATCAAGAGAGGTGTCCTGAAAGGACATACGAAGGGAGAATGAAAAAAATGAAATTCAAGAATTTAGTAGGGCTTAACACAGACGCATTAAAAGCAAGACTGAAAGAAATCAACGTATTAGCTGAAACAGCAGAAGGCTCAGAACTTGATGCGCTTCAAGAAGAAGTGGACGAAATAAACGGTAAAATTGATGACATCGACAAACGAGCGAAAATTGCGGGTGCCGCGATGAGCGCAGAAGCAAACCCGTCTAGCCCAGGCGAAGGCGTCGGAGAAACAGAGCCAAAGAACAAAGCACGCGCGGCAAGTGGTGCCAAGTTAAAAGGTGGCGAAACAGTAAATTACAATGCCAAAACAGTTGTTAACGTGCAAAACGTTTTGACGTCTGAACAAACGGTATTGCCAGCTCATACCGCTAAAGATGTGAAAGATACATTTAACGATGTATCGTCACTTGTTGACCGTGTTAATGCTATCAATTTGAATGGTGGCGAAAGCTACAAACGCGGTTATGTTGTGTCTTATGGCGATGGTGCAGGCGAAACGGCGGAGAATGCTGACTACAACTTGACTGAACCAAAATTTGCATACGCACAAATTACAAAACAAAAAATCACAGCATACACGGAAGAGCCAGAAGAAATGGTTAAACTTCCAAACGCGGATTATGACGTTATCGTTGAAGGGTCTGTAAGTAAGGCAGTACGCCGTTACATGAGCCGTCAAATTTTAATCGGTGATGGTGCAACAGGTCACTTTACTGGAATTTTCCACAATCCAGCAAATGCAACAGATGGTATTATCGACCGCAACACCGATATTAGTGTAAAAGAAATCACGAACGCAACACTTGATGAAATTATTTACAGCTTTGGTGGTGATGAAGAAGTTGAAGATGTTGCGGTATTAGTTCTTAACAAAAAAGACTTAAAAAAGTTTGCAATGCTTCGCGACAAACAAGACAGAAAAGTTTACACAATCGTTAATCATGGCAATACAGGGACGATTGATAGTGTGCCTTACGTTCTCAATGTTGCTTGTGGTGTTGTATCAGCACCACAAACAGCAGCTGACGTATATTGTATGGCTTATGGTCCGCTTAGCAACTATGAATTGGCAATTTTCAGTGACTTAGACGCAAGAAAATCAACAGAGTACAAATTCAAGCAAGGTCAAATTGCGTATCGTGCGGATATCTTCGCAGGTGGTAATGTGGCAGCTAGAAACGGTTTTATTAGAGTTAAACGCCCTAAGAAAACAACCTAAGAATTAACAAAAGGAGTGTGCCAGAATATGTCGCGAAACGAATTGATTGAAGTTGCGCGCCTGAGGGTGCGAAAACTGAAAGACGGGCTAGATGATGATATGGCAACATACATTGACTTTGCAATTGCTGATTTGAAACGAATTGGTGTTAATGAAAAGCATCTTGAAAGTGTAGAAGACCCAATCGTTTTGGGGGCTATTCTGGCATATGTGAAAGCCTATTATGGAATGGACGCATACCACGAAAAATGGCTTGCTGCTTACGATTCAGCTTTAACGAAGATTAAAGGGGGTGACTACAAATAGAAGCATATATTTTATTGATAGCCACTGGTGAAACGAAAGCAGATGATACCAAAAGAGCGGTTATAGCGAAAGTAGAGTCGATAGGTCGCGACGAGTTTAACAGCGCAGGACAAAACAAGATGAAAGCCAGGCATAAATTTGTTATGTGGGCGAGCGAGTACCAAGAAGAGGAGGTTGTTATACATAATGGTAAACGCTTTTCAGTTTATCGGACATATGGCCCGCGTGATGATGAAAGAATTGAACTGTACGCTGGTGAAAGGATAGGCAACACGTGATTGTGAAAATTGATGAACTTTCAGAGGAAATTACACGCTTACTTGA